GCAAGAGGTGAATATACAGATACGTAAACAGCTCCCATCTCTCCATCACCCGTATTTAGATCATAGTAGAGTTTGGGGCTCATATACGGGATCACCAACTGAGCTTCAGACTCAGTATTCGCATCTAATTGCACGTTTGGCTGTTGCGTCTTTAAAACAAGGTGTGCATTCCTATTACTAGGAAATGAACCCGGAACCTGTGCTTGAGGCAAGAAATGCATAATCAATCTACCTTGACAAAATCGATTAGCATTCACTTGTAATGTCATAACAGCAGTGGCTCTAAAGTTAAGAAAACCTTGAACTTTAGGTGTATAAATAGTGTTATTAAGAGCCTCAAACGGCATATCAACTGCTATGAACGTGCCAGATGTACTTGTTGTCCAAGTTCCAGACCTCAATAAAACTGGTCTCTTCAAGAATTGTTTAATATCTTGAATAGATGTAACAACTTGAGACTTAATCAGATCAGCACTAAGCTGAATATGATTCGGGAATTCATATTTTTGACTAATAGTGTCATTAATCACAGTAGTAGTACTATCAGTTCCTACTCTATCATTAGAGACTTTAGCATCATTATCAAGTATTTTAGTGTTGTCTTCCATAATAAAATAATATTGTTTTAAGTTTTTGTGAATTAACGATTTCACGAAACGAGGAGAGTTGGTGACTCCTACACTCACAATAAGAATTCTTGATTGACAGTTTGTCTCAGGATCTCTTCATAATGATTAATATATGGCGGTTCATATGGCATATCACTAAAGGCTTTCTTTACCTTACCACTAAACTCCGTATAAAATTTTTCACCATGTAAGCTTGCTTCTCTGAGTGACTGATCAATATTAACATACATCTGATCTAACACGTTCTTTTTAGATCTAGCCCAATATGGAATCTCATGTATAACAGTAGATTCTAATGGAGCAACATATCTATTAAGTGTATTATCAAATCTAAATGATCTCTTTAAGAAAGAAATTTCATTAAGATTTCTACTTTTACTAACTTTGACT